ACACCCACTGTAACTATTATAAATAATAGTATTACAGCTATTAAAGCAGCAGCATTAACAGCAAATGTTACAACAGAACTATTGACACAACCATTAATAGTTGAAGGTGGAAAAACCTTTACAATTCAATCTAGTAGCTCAGACTCTTTTGATGTAGCTATTAGCTATCTAAACATTAAGAAAGAGGTAACAACATAATGACTGATATACCAACATTAACACCAAAAAAGATTATAACAACAATTAAGAACAAGAAAACAGGGGAAGTCTATGAGACCGAGGAAGCTTTAAAGGCTGCTAATATCCCTGAAGAAGACGTGCAGAGAGACGTAACAGTTATCATGCCACCTCTTGATTTGTTCGCAAAA